CTTGGATTGAGTTGATTAACAACTCAAGCGATTCCGAAAATTGTTTTTGCTTTGCAATGTTTGCAGTCGAAGTGCCAAAAGGAACCGTGCCGTCTCCGCCGGAATCGTATGTCAATAATTGCTCGCCAGCTATTACAGTTTTTAAGCCGGTTATAGAGTTATTTGTTCCATCGCCATTAATAAATTGATCGGTAAAATAGCGCGCTAATGCTTTTGCCGCTGGTCTTAGCTGACGTAAATGTTCCCCGGCTATATCAAGCCCTCTGGGTTGATAAGCGCGGTCTGTTTTTATGTTATCACCTAAAATCTTGAGAGGTATGTTCACCTCGTTTCCAGGAGAAAGCGTTACGCCAGTATAATCAGAGTTTACTGCACGGAAAGCACCAGCCGCACCATTTGCGAGCGGTAACACGTTATCGCTGTTTCCAACGAAAGAATAAAACTCAGCTTTCTCCAAAATTGGGGCTTCTGCTTTCATTTCATTTAGTACAACTTGCTTAATAGGATTATCTTGCTCAACTCCTACTGCGTTTCCGTTAATTTCCCAAAGTTTCATCTTTTTATTCTCCTAATTAATTGAAGTATGTTCTGTTAAATACTGTGCCGCGTTTTGGAGCACTTCTCTATGAGAGAGCGTTTCATTGGCTCCGTTTTGTTTTTCGGCTGCTATTTTCTTTTCGGGCTGCGTTACGCCTATGGCTGGCATGCGCTCAATTACTTTTGAGGCTTGTTCAAAATTGTTTATCAGCAATTGTTTATAAAGTTCTTTTGAATCTTCATCTTTAGCGGCAATCTTTTTATCTTCAACTGCTTTCTTTATAGCATTTTCAACCTTAGCCGTAAATTCTTTTGCGGCTTTATCTTCTAAAAGCTTTTGGTTGTTTTCTTCCTTCGTTTTTATAGCACTTAATTCATTAAGCACTTTTTTGTTTTCAGCCATTAGAGTTGCAATTAACTGCTTGGTTTCTTCGCTCATTTCTGCTTTTGGCGGCGGAGTATATTCGTTTTTTTCTTTGCTTTTAAGCGGAAAATCAATTTCAATTTCCGGGGCTTTATCTATTTGATCGGCTTTTTCCGGGAAGATGCTCTTGAAAAAGTTTTTGAGGGCTGACATGTTTGCTCCTAATGTTAGGGGGAAAATTATTTCTTGCTCCCTTAAACTCAAAGTTGTATATGGTAATGGATACGGATACAACTTTTTTTTATGCGGAGCAACCCTCATTTTTAAGTAAAAAAAAGTGAGGTTGTTATGCCTTTCGTAACTTTAGAAGATGTGAGACCCTTTTTGCCGGAAGGATTAAACGCGGCTTTAGCCAAAGAAGATTTTTTCGACCAAATAGAAAATGAAGCGGCTGTTTTTATAAATGCAAATTACGGCCTGGAAATACCCATTAAAGCTAATAATGCTCCGGCTTACATTAAGAGACCTATCGCAATGTTAATACAAAAATTCGCGCGGTATAAAGTCCAAAACATTAACTCGGAAAACTTTGAAACATATAACAGTATGATAGATAAAGAATTTGACTGGGCTTGTAACTACTTAGCGGAAAGAACTTCGGCTTCTGTTACAACCGGAATAGGAACTATCAGTGGAGTTGAATCATGGTAAGCAGTTATAAAATTATAAAAGATAAAATACTTTCTGCTCTTTATAGCGCCGTTGAATATTTGGCTATTCCGCGGGAGGCTATAATTGAAGCCGGTAAAGAAAATGTTGACGTACTCCCAATTCCTTTTGTTTATTGCGATTTTAATTATGGTGAAGCAAAAACTGCAGGTGGGACGGTTTGCCTTTTAGACACAGAGATTTATATCGGGTGCGAAAACGCGACTTTAGCAGAAGCGAAAGAAGAAGCGGACTCAATTGCATCCAAAATATTGAAAGTATTGGTAACAGAGCAAAGATTAGTTAGAATACTCCCTGGGGAAAGGTTTAAAGAATTTTTTGCGGAAAGCTCGCAACGCGCTGGAGTTGTTCTAAAATTAAAAACTGAAATAAGTTCGCATTAATATGAAGATCAAAAAAGTAAAAGTTATTGAGGCAATTAAAAGCGGCGCACTTAATTACTCTAAGATTGCCCAGCTCCTTAATGTGCATAGGAAAAGTATCTCTGACTATTTTAGGAAGAACCCAGAATTAAAAAACGTTTTATCTGAGGCTATTGATGAAGATTTTGAGAGCAAAAAAAGCGAGATTGAAGATAAAGCATTCAGTTTGGCTATGGCGGGCGAAGTACAAATAATAAAATTTTTATTGGAACGGAAATACGGCTATAAAAATAATTTAGATGTTACCACTAACGGAGAAAACATTAATTCAATATCTATAAACATTATTCACACTAAAGAAAATGGAATTGAAAATTAACGGCACTATCGTGCTGCACAAAAATATAACAAGCAAAAAAAAAATTGTGATTAATCAAGGCGGCACACGTTCGTCTAAAACGTATTCCATCTGTCAGTCTATTATTATCGAATGCTTTAATAATAGTAAAAAACTAACTTATTCTATTCTAAGAAAAACTCTGCCCGCTCTTAAACGCTCTGCAATGAAAGATTTTTTTGATATTCTTAATGAACTTGGTTTGTACAACCAAAATAATCACAATAAAACAGAAAATATTTATTACTTAAACGGAAACGAAATACAATTCTTTTCCGTGGATGACCAGCAGAAAGTTAGAGGCACTAAACGAGATCTTCTTTGGGTAAACGAGGCAAACGAAATTGAGTATGAAGATTTCCTTCAGCTTTTAATGCGGACCAGCGGGCGGGTTTTTTTAGATTTCAATCCAGACTTACCCGATAACCACTGGCTTTACGAAAACGTTATTGACTCCCGCGAAGATGTTGATTTAATTATTTCTACTTATAAAGACAACCCTTTTCTTCCTAAGAAGCAAGTAGAAGAAATAGAAAGATTCAAAAACACTAATTCGGTTTATTGGACAGTCTTTGGTTTGGGGCAAAGAAGCGATGTGCAAAGAGGCACTGTCTTTAACCGCAATAATTATAATGAATATGAAATATTGCCCAGCGATATTAAGTCTGTCGTTTATTGTGATCCTAATTTAGCACTTAAAACTAAAGGTGACACAACAGCAATAGTTTGTTTAGGATATTCAGCCAACACAAATAAATATTACATCGTGGATGCAGTTCTCCATTCCTTTTCTGATAGTGATGAACTGCTCAATACTGTTTTTAATCTTCGCTATCCTCATACCATCGGGCTGGGTTTTGATGGAAATGTAAGCCAGGAAAGTACGTGGACTAACTTTGTAAAAAACTGGGCTAAAATACACGATAGACCCTTCCCGCGTATTGAATATAAGCGTTACAAAGTTGACGATTTGAGTAAGAACATTCTCCTTTCTTGGTGCGAAAATAGAATATTATTCCCGCCAGGCTTTAATATGTCCACCCAGGGGAAAATGTTTTTAGCACAACTTTATTCTTTTACAAGTAAAAAAGCCGGAAGTAAAGATGATGCACCGGATGCGCTTATTTGCGCTTTCGAGTTTATACATGAACGAAGAGCTGTTAAGAACAATGTTTATAATGCTTTTGCTCAACAGCCTAAAATTTTACTAGAAACTTTTTAACGAGGCAAATAAAATGTACCAAGAAAAAATGAGTAAAAATTTCCCGACCTTAGATCAAATTGCGCAGGCTATTAAACTTGCCGAAAATGAAGACAGTAAAATAAGGGACCAGCGAAAATTGATGTTTTACCTTTACAGAATAAGCCAGATAAGCCCGCGCTTGAACGGAATTATTAACGTAAGGAAAACAGCACTATCTTCTTTCAACTACTCTTTGACTGGGGATGAAAAACTTAAAGAAGAAACTTTACCACGCATAAAGAAAATAATTGATGCAATACTTTACAATTTTATAAACATTCCGCTTTACGGCTCTTTAGCTCTTGAAGTTGAATACGTCTTAATCGAGTCCGAGCAGAAAATGCAAATTAAAAAAATATTTCATCCAACAGAATTAGAAAAAGATTTTGATAATAAACTCTATCTGATAAAAACAAACGGACAGACTGTAAGCAAAGAACAACTTATAGAAAACAATATCAATTTTATCTTTGCTACAGATAACCAGCAAAGTATAGGCGGAGTGCTGCGGACTATTATTTATACGGAATATATGAAAGATGCGGCAGTTCAGGAATGGTGGAATTACAACAAACGATTGAAAGGGATTATACAAGCTACAGTTCAAGATGAAGGTGAAAAAGAAGCTGCAAATAACGCTCTTGCAAACATGATGCAAAACCAGTACGCAATTACAAGCGATCAGGTTAAATTTATTCTCAATCAGCTTACTAATTCCAGCTCGCTCGATTCTTTTGAGAAGTTTATAACACTATTGAATACTGAGACTTCAATAGCTGTTATTGGGCAAGCTAACACGTCAGAACTGCCGCAAAATGGCGGCTCCCGCGCGGCTCTGCAAATACTTAATCTTATTCGTAATGATATTCTTTTCAGCGATATGCAAAGCGTTAAGAAAATAATTAACGAGCAGGTCTTAGCTTATGATTATAAAATAAACTATAACCCTAATTCAATCAGTTCACCCCTCACTTTTGATTTTATTTTTGATGACGATGCAAATTTAGAATCTTATGCTAGGATTATCGAGATCTGTATTCAAAACGGAATCCCCTTAAATAAGTTTGAAGTTTATAAAAGACTTGGACTTACTCAACCGGAAAATGAAAGCGATGTTCTAACAGTAACCCAAAAAGGAATGTTTTAACATGAACTTGGATTTTGAGAAGATATTAAAGAAAATAGGCTCTGAGGTTATCCACTCAATAATTGATAACAGTACCGCGGGAAAGGATAAACATGGCAAACCTTTTAAGGCTTACTCCTCTAATACTTTTTCAATGCCCGCCGGAGCTGCTTTTTCCTCCGGCTGGAAAACTACAGCAAAGGTTATGCAGCGAGAAAAACTTTTTTCTTGGTTTAATAAAAATGGTAAAAAATGGGCTGCTGTTAAAGGCGGTTACAAAGCATTAAAAACTATCCGCTTTGGGCAGGATAATGTAAATCTGCAAGTTAGAGGCGTACGCGGTAAAGGTATGTTAGGCTCTTTGGTAGTAATTGGGGCGGATAAAGATTCTGTTACAATTGGGTTCTCTAATCCAGAAGCTGCAAGGCTGGCAGTTTATCACGAAATAATGGGAGCTGGTAAAGCTAAGGTTATACGCCAATTTATGGGCTTGCCAGCAAAGGAAATGCAGGATGTTATAAACAAGTTTATGCCTAAAATTATGGAAGTTGTTAAAAACGGCTTTATCTTAGACTTAAAAAATAAGATAGACTAAGTTCACAGCTTATTTTGCACTATATAATCTTGACTTTCCATAAAAGCTCTTTCTCTTGATTCAAAATTTTTACGCGCTTCGAGGATTTCTTTTTGTTTTTCCGGCGGTAATTTGTCAAACTCTTCTTCATTTTTTTTTATTAACGCTATAAACTCATTCACTTCATCTATTCTTTTGTCAACTTCTACTACTTCTACTATTTTATTTTTGCTCGGAGTTATTGAGTAACCATCTTTGTAGATAGTTATTTTTAGGTACTTTCTTTTTTTTAACTTTTCTATGTCTTCGAGTTGTTCTTTTGTTAATGGCATTATATTTTCTCCTTTAGCTGGATTATTGTTTTTCCGTTTTTCTCGGATACATTATAAACTATAAACTTTGTGAAACTATCAAAAAGTATTTCATCATCTTTGGGAGTGTCTGAAAGTTTTTTTATATCTCTTGCCCTTACGCTAATTATTTCAAATCTAACATTCCCATCATAGGCTAATTCTTGTTTTTTCGCAGCGCTAATAAACATTGGCTCGCTGATTTCTTCGCCTATTTTCTTTCTGTATCGTTCAATAGTTTCTTTTTCAAGTGTTACGCCTCTATATACTTTCCCTTCGTAAATAGGCATTCTTTTCAGCGCTTTGCTTAGTTGTCTTTCGTATGAATCATTAAACGCATTTATGGAGTTTCTTATCAGTTGTCTGTTCAAGTTTGTATGTAAATTATTTTCTCCTCTTTTTGTGTAGCTATTAATTATTGCTTTTTCATAATTATATTTTTTACTGCTTTCTTGGAACGTTTCATCTTTCATTAAACGCCCTCTATCTTCTATGTTTATATCTTCGGCGTTTACCGGGCGCCATCTATGTCTGCAATTGTAGCCGCCGCGGTAATAAAGAACTGATAAGCCCTGCCCATTGTCCATAGCCTCAATTTTCTCAAGGGAATATGTTTTGCCAATGTGGAGCGAACAAAAAGGACGGTCTGTAGCGGGTCCGGAGTACTTAAAATATTTATCTCCAGTAAGTATATCGTCCCTTAAAAGTTTACTTGTATTTATAGCGCCTTCTGCCGTGTTAGCCCATATACCAGCGTATTGCTTACCTTGTTTTATTTCCCTCTTTAATCTGTTTTCAAGTTCTTGTTGAGGAATATTTTCATCCAATCCTTTTTTTACTTCGTACTTTATTCTTTTGTCAAAATAACCGCCCCAGCGGGATATGTCTTTTATAACCTGGTCTGCTATCTCTTTCTGAGCAGTTTTGTCTTCAAGAGTTTTTATTGATGTCAGGGCTTTTCTTTTTAGCTCCGCTTCTTTCCTATCCATAAAGTTATTGAGGTAAGAACGTATATCGTTAAGATTACGCCTGCTTCTTAGCCAGGTAAAAAAGAAAACATCAAACTCTGTAAAGAAATCTTTTAAGAATTTTTTTACCATTTTAATCTTTCCTGTCAAATAGTATAGTTTGATCTGCCTTAAATGAGTCCCTGCATTCCATTCGGTATCTAAGATATTCTTTTTGCTCAACTCTTTCAATTCTTTGATAAAAAAATTGTTTGCAATGTCTGCAGAACACTTCCCGCAAGTCAAATAGCGTGCCGCGTACTGTTTTGTGCACTTCGTATTCAAGATTTCCGCATTTTGGACAGTCCATAAATTTCCGTTTTTTTGTTACTTTTGGTTACTTTTATAATTCTTACGTTCGGCAAGTTA